GAAAAGTCAAACTCTATTTTATAGTAGCATACCTTCTGTAGGATCGTCAATCTCAAACATCCTTCCAGTCTCCTTGTTGTATAGGAGTGAACAGGCGGGTCCTGTGGAACCTGCGAAACGATTTTTTAAAACCCTCACCTTGGTGGTGTTGCGTTCAATAGGATCGTCAGCCTGTCCATTCCTCTCCAGTGATATCACCATGTCACTAAGCTGTGCAATGGCAGCACTGCCACGAAGCTGAGCTAGGCTAGTGGTTGCACCTTCCTCATGTCCCTTATCTGAGGGACGCTTGAGGTGGCTAACAATAACTAAAGCAATGTTTGTTTCCTGCACAAGCATGCGAAGCTTGGTCATAATTTCATCAATGGCTTTGCGTTCATCACCATTGTCCTGACTGGAGACGATGATAGACAAGTGATCCAAGAATACATACTTACAGCCCAGTCCCTTAGCCATGTACTTGACACGATTAACAATGTTCTCAATGGCTGTCGATCCAAAGTGATCAAAGAAGAACAAGCGCCCAGTGCCTAAGGTTTTGTCGAATGCATCCTTGCGTACAGCCTCAGACACTTCAGATGTTGGCAGGTGTAGGGGTGCATCAGCAGCTAGACTCATCATGGACAAGCTAGTCTTACGCACACTCTCTTCAAGAAACATCAAGCCAATGTTGTCACTGCTGTTCTGTAGTAAGTGCCAAACAATTTCCCGTAGGGTTTGACTCTTACCTAAACCACTACCTGCTGTGAATGTAACTAGCTCACCTGATCTAATGCCATAGGTAATTTCATTCAGTCCCTTCCAAGGGTAGAAACAATCTGCTGCTTCCATTGGTGTAGACACTAGTTCCCATAGGCTAGATCCACACACAATACCATCAGGGACAAAGGGTTCTGCAGCCCACCATCTAGAAACAAAGGCAGCTTCCTTGCCTTCAGCAAGCCACTCGCATGCATCCTTGTATGCAGGGTCTGGTTTAAATATCTTGCACTTGCTACCAAACAATTCAGCAACTTCCTTTGCTGCCTTCTGTCCTGCCTCATCACCATCAAAGCACAGCACAATGTTTTCAAAGCTGTTGATGTATTCGTAATGGGCTTTGGCATCCTTCAATGCACTACCTGCACCTGTGCGTATAGACACCACAGGATATTTACTTCCTGTCAATTGGTATGCAGCCAGTGCATCAAACTCACCTTCAGTGATGGTGAGATACTTGCCGTTGGATGGGTAGAGGTTCTGTCCAAACAGTGTGCCTTTGCTCCATCCACCTACGGTAGTAAATTTCTTGTCCTTCACTTCCCTACGCTTAGCTGCAACAAGCTGTGAGTTACTGTCGTAATAGGGAAAGAAGTAGTAGCCACCACTACGGACAACACCATAGCGTTCCATTGTGGTTTTGTTAATGCGTCTATCAGCTACAGAAACACTGTAGCCTTCGTTGTATTCCTTCAGGAAAGAGCTTGTGTCCTTACTGTCTGTATCAATATCAATCACTTCAAGTCTTTCATTGTTCGTTGATGGGATGTATGTATTACATACAAAACATTTGGTGGACATGTCATCATTGATGGACAAGCCATCACTACTTCCACATGTCTCACAAGGTTGATGGGTTTTTAGGAAAGTCATAGCCCTTGTATGTTATTTTGTTGGTCTTTAACACTGTGTCGTATGCTTGAAAAAGCTTTGTCATTCTAGCATCGTGTAGGCTATGCAGTCCAATTAATAAATTGGCAAGCTCATCTTCATCAGGCTTCTTCTCTCTGTCCATCAACACCCACAGGATGGAATCAATGTCCTCCTTAGTGATCCAAGCAGCCATGATGAGGTCTTCTAGTTCATGTAGTTTCATACTACACCCTTCATTTGTTCAGGTGTTAAACACTTCTGTCCTGTACTTTCCCAATGGTTGTGCACACCACGATAGACAATACCATCATGGCATTTAAAGTGGACAGGTTTGTAATGTTCTTGTCTTGCTATGTCATAACCAACATGATAAGAACCAATACCAGCGATGAGTCCAACTATCCATAGGGCTAGGTATTGTTGTGTATAGCTCATGTGTCTTTCCCCTTTTTATTACATTTATTTTCTATTAGCTTAACAAACTTCTTCAACTCTTTGTCATAGTTGCAAGCCCAGTCTATCGTAGCTCCTTTGGGTTTCCACGCCTCGTTAGACCACATCATAAAACCTGCTTGCTCAGCCAGCTTCAGCATCTCAGTGTGCTTCATGTGTTCTTCCTTCGCAACAGTGTTTCAACGACAGCCACCACAGAGCTAATTAGTTTGGTGTACTTATCAGCACCAACAATCTTTTCTGTTTCTTCTTTGGACAAGCCAACCCACTTAGCCTGTCTCACTGGGCAATTTCTGCCTTGCACACAATCGTATGTGCAACAACCAACACCACTGCTTTTGAGTTTGTTCTCCATAGCAATGCGCTCAAATTCATCGTCTTCATCAGTGCGTATCATGTGTTCTTCTCCTTGCATTTGTGAAATGGCATGACTCGACCAAGCCAACCAATAAACTCGCCACATTTCTGGCAGCAATAGGATGGATACTTTGTGTCAGGCTCATAGTCCAAGCCTAGTTCTCTAGCGTTCTCTGCTTTCTTTTCTAGTGCTTCGTCTTTGGTCACTTTGCAGCCTCCATATACAGCCCCACATTACCCAGTGCATAACCAACAAAGGCAATGCCTAGCCCAGTGTTACCCTTGAGTAGTAGATCCACTGCCACCACTGCATACACCACACCAACAATAGCGATAAGCCAAGCACTCATTTGTTAATCTCCACATTCATTGGTTTAAATTCCTCAATCACTCTTTCAAGAGAGGCGATGAGGTGTTGATCTTGATCGTGCTTAAGTTCATAACTGAGTAGCCACTCAAGCTGCTCAAGCACCACTGCCTCTTGTTCCATCTGATTCAACTGCATAGGTTTCTCCTTTATAAGTCTAGCTACCATATCCATCTTAGTGCAATAGCTTTTTATCCAAGCCTTGTCACTGTCTCTCTCGTACACTTGTCTACATTTAGAACATCTGTATTTCATATAAGTTCCCTCATGTCCTGAGCCACTGTCGCACTACGCAAAGTGTTCTTGATGTAGGGTGTTAGGCTTTGTGGTGTGGCATGTCCTGACACTGACATGATGTTGGTGATAGGCACACCCACCTCAATCATCTCAGTGATGGCTGTCCTTCGCAAGTCTTGCAACACTAAGTCACTAGGCAAAGCAGCCTCAGTCATAATTTGTTTAGCCACCCTAGACAAATTGAACAGGCTGTAAGGCATCAAGCCCCCCTTCCTATCAGGAACATTGGATGGTGCAATGTATTGTTGCCACCCAAACTCAGCATGCTGTTGTCTTAACATAGTGAGCAAGCCTTGGCTTGTCGGGATAGTCACCCTAGACCTACGCTTGCTTTGTTCCAAGTGCAACACACCCTTCTCCAAATCAACCTGATCCCATCTAAGCTTACGCATATCCCCCATACGCTGTCCATATTCATAAGCCATCTGCACTATCAGCCCTACATTGCGCCATTTGAATGTGCTGTAGGCTGTGTTCATGAAGGCTCTGACATCTTCCCTAGTCCACACTGTTCTTCGTGGCTTGTCTGCCCTGCGAAGCACCTTGCTGAAGGGATTGTGGGTGATGTAGCCATGACGAATAGCGAAGTTGAATAACAAACGATAGACAGCTAGAGTGTGGTTAGCTAGGCTAACACTGTGCTCAGCATGTTCCTCATATATCTTCTGACAATGCGGAGTGACTAAGTCACCTAGCTTGCATTGATACAGAGGCACACCATTTGCCTTGCTGTCTTGCCATCCTTGTAAGTAATACATGTAGTCACGCTGTGCCTTTATACTAAGTTTGGTATAAGTGATGTTGTTCTTATACGCTTTGATTAGTTCATGCACCTTCGTCTTCTCAGAGATATCTTTTAGATATCTAAGTTCTTTACGCCAGTTGTCTAGCATGGCATTAAGTTCTTCAGCTAAGGCAAAGGCTTTGCTTTTGTCAGTGCCAAGCACACGCCTTGCCACCACCCCTGCATCAACAGCATCCTGTGGTGGGTTGTAGCGATATTTAGTTATGCCTTCGGCAGCCTTCGCCAAGGTAACATATCTAGGTAGACTCATTTATCCTCCGCTTTTGTAACAACAAAGAACAACACAAACATAACCACCACACAAAGAAATCTAGCATGCTCAGTCCACACGGATGGGTTGTAATGCCATTGAACAAAGGCAGTGGTTAGGTAGCTGAAGAGGAAAGAGAAGAAGAGGTTGTTCATTTGTCTCTCGCCTCCATCATCATGTCAGCCATCTTGTAAGCCCTTGCAGGAATCTCTTCATCTTTAAGAACCCATCCAGACCCAAGCATAGCTTGCATAGTCTTAGCTGCGAAGTAGTCACGCAAGGTCATGCCATCACTACCTAGTCCTGTATAGGGGAATGCTTGTTGCGGTTCAGTCTGTTCCATCGTCACCTCCCAGTGCATAAAGTTTTTCTGCCATATCAATCAAGTCATCCTTCTTCACTAGCTTGTCAAGCCATCTAGTGGGTATACCCTTCAGTCCATACTTACGCCCTGCCAACATACCAGTGACAGCACCTACAGTGTCAGCGTCATAGCCTTTGTTCACTGCCATCACTAAAGCTTTCTCAAAGCTTGATGTTTCTTCAACACATTCCCATGCTGTGATGTAAGCATGGTTGATTGTTCCTCTGCTACCATAGTCACGCTGATGACGGAGGTAGTCGAAGGCATCATCCTTCTTACCTGACATAAGCTCAGTAACAAAGGCAGTGATGTAATGCACAGTGTCTGTGTTGCCATGCGTCATCAATGACACAGCAATGCTCTGTGCCAAAGCATGTGGCATGCTGTTGTGATTGGCTAACACAATGGGAGCAAGTCGCATGATAGATCCGTTACCACTGGAGCTATAGCTACAGCTACCTGCATAGGGATGTGTTGGTGTGATGCGGTCAATGGCTTCACTGCATGTCCTGCCAATGTCAAAGACATAGTTGCGAGTACCGAAGTGTCCTGTCTTCTTCCACATCTTGAAGTTCATGGCAATGTTCTCAGGATCAAAGCGCTTGCTAGTAATGTATGCATCAGCAATTGCTACAGCCATAGCACCATCGTCTGTCCATTCACCAACGGCAGTGTCGTGCACACCACCACCCTCCATCTCTGTCAATGTCTTCGTCATCTCATGTGGTCTAACAAATTCCAAGGGTGCACCCAGTGCATCTCCAATGAACAGACCCATGAACATACCAATTGCTTTATCTTGATGCATTAAATATCCTGTGCTTCTAATACCATTTTGAAATGGAGTGGATCACCCATCTCATTAAACTGTTCTCTCAGTGGTTCTAAGAACGCATCGAGATCTTTGTCAGTCATTAAACAATTAAGTTCTATCTTGACCATGAGTTCGTTACACTCTTTGGTGGTGTAACCCTTGACGATTGCTTTTGTATATAACATACATGTTCCTTTGTATAGGTGGGGTACTCGCTGCGTCTGTTGGTACTGCACCTCATGAACTAAATCACTTGGCTGAGTGTCATCCAACAGCATCCGCTTTCCCCCGTTATCTCTTAAGCGAAGGCAATGTCTTCGGCAATGTTCCACAACTCTGAGTTGATGCGGATGTTTTCTTTCACGCTGTTAACAGGGCGAGCCTTACGAGTCACACCTTCGGGGTGCTTGTCAGACAAGCTCTTAACGAAAGCATTGCCACGGATAACGCCTTCCTGAATGCGGTTGAACACAGTGAATGCATCCATCGGCATGTCTTCATAGCGAGAAACTTTTAACACATCACCAGCAGTTTGAATGGTTGCATACACACCCTTGGTTGGCTCATCAACCTCATCAAGCATGTCCCAACGAGTGGCTACACCACGCTGTGCCATCAACAAAGCTTTCACTGGATTGAGTTGCACAGTACGCAACTTCTCAAGACGCTCCATCATGGTAGGCAGGGTGGCTACAGTGTTACGAAGCATCTCTTCAAAGCCATTCAATGCCTTGCTGTGGTAGATGCGAGACTGAAAGCCATCACCTGCCACAATGCCA